CTTTTTCTTCTTCAGCTTCTGCCAATGTTTTCTGTATATCTGCTTGAGCTTGTTGCATCTGTAGTTGCATAGCCATCTGTTGCATCTGTTGTTGCTCAGGATTAGGTTTATTACCTTCCATAAGTTGCTGAACAATCTGGTCTCTGTTGTGCATTGATGAATTTTGCATCATAGACAATAGAATTACATTGAAAGCAGGTGAATCTTTAGGAATAGCTTGTAACATCTGTACCATTTGAGTCATTTCTAACTCTTTAGCCATGATTCCCATTGTAGAATAAGGTACAAACTTATAATCAGCCACAGGGTAACGGTCAACATCAAACTGAATCTTACGCCACATTGATTTATTAATCATTGGAATAAGGAATGTGTTTTGGAAGTTCATCAAGGTACGTTTCTGTCTCTTAATTGAAGCAGATTGTGCCATAGACATACCAGCAGAAGTAGCTCTTTCAGCAGAACCAGCATCAGCAGAGCCAGTTCCCATCTGTATCATATTTTGAAGTGAGGCAACCTGGTTAAACGTAGTTGGGTCTGTAGCTCCCAAAGTCAGAGGCATTAATGCTTGTCTTGGGTCGCCATTCGTTAGTATAGTTTTGCCAGGTCTAACCTCAAACTTAATACCACGAGGCAGTCTTGTCGCATCTGCTGCCATCATAGGTGTAGTTGTTAGGGCGAGAGAGTCAATTCGTGCTCTCATTTCGGTGTCTAATGCTTTTTGAGGGTTATATCCCTTCTCACAAACACCTCTACCCCAGAATTTATTAGGAACAATGTCGTGTTGATAACTAATGAAAGGTCTATCCTTCATCATAAAGGCGTTTTCTTCTGCTCTTAGGATGTATTCGTCATTAACAATAGTAACAACAGCCTCTACTAGCTCGTCTTTCTTAGTATATTCAAAATCGTCTTTATCTATTTTAGGTTTTAAGAACCGTTTAGGTACTAAACCCCAGTATTCTGTAATCTTAACTGAGTCTGACTCATCGGCTTGCTTCATTTCAGGGTCAAAACCAAACTGAATAGTATTGTAGTCACCATCAAGAGGAACGTCTCTATATATACCTGATTTAATACCTTCAATAATATGGTATCTAGGTTTGATTACTTCATGTGCAACACCTAACGCCTCATTAATAGAGTTAGCTGAAGGGTCAATTAGAAATTCTTTAGGTGAGATAGGTTCTACTTTAACATCAATAGAAGGAATTTCCAACAATTCACGAGTAGTAGTCATTGTTCCCTCTACAGGAACTTCTTGAGGCACTCTTTCTATATTCTGTTCAACTACAATCTTGCCAATGCCAGTACCATAGATAGCTGAATTGAGGAATACCTCACAAATAGCGTCTTTAACACCAGTCTTTTCTAGGTCTTCTTGTAATAAGTTGCGTACATACTCAGCATCAGTCTTGTCTTGGTCCAACATATCGTCTTGAATGTCAAACCATTTACCTCTACCAAATGTAGCTTCTTCTAATTCTGCAACTGCGGACTCAACAGCTTGTTGTAAAGCTGGAGATATGATTCTTGACTTCTCTGAATTACGAGTTCTATCTTCTTGAAGCCAGATACCACGCCATAATCTGTAGTATTCATCCCACTGGCGTACATAGTTCATATCCCTATGTGTTCTCCAGCTTTCAAGGCGGTAATTAAGCCACGAAGCTAGAGCTTGATACTGGTTTTCCTTGCTATCGAACATAAGTAATTGATTTCCATAGGAATTTAGCCGTAATATATCATAAAGTAAATAGAAAAAACAACTATTTTCAAAATTAATATCCTGCTACATCATCATAAGGTTGCCAATCATCATCTAACTCGATAGTGTGGGCGAAGTCAGCAACAGATACTTGGTCTATGTAAGCAAGAGCATCTAACATATCATCATGTGCTAATTTGTTAGGAAAATCAAGCATTTGCGAGACAAATGGCTTCCAATCTCTGTCTTCATTGTAAGTTATCTGTCCATGTTCCATTCTTCCTTGCAAAGCCCACACAATTCTGTCATTTTTCTTCTTTCCACCGTGTCTCATCTCAATAATCGATACATATTGACCTTGAGTTCGCATTTCATCCTCTAAATAAGGCATTATCGCGTTCTTTAGTGAGCCAGTTTCAATTCCAACAGTAGATGATTCACATAAAACAGCAGATTTAAGAATCTTAGTGGCTGTTTCCTTAATATTCCATCTTCCATGTAGAATATCTTTAACCCACCACCTATCTCGGTCTATTTTAACAATAGCAATAGCAGTTTCATCAAGTCTTGAGCGTTTTAAGTTACGTTCTTTCTCAACAGCTTCAAATCCAGCAGGGTCAATAGCAATAACATAGTTGCCCTCTTCAGGTTCTTCTTCCGTTTTAAACCAAGACTCTTTAAAGATACCACCAGAGAAGGTTTCAAAGGATGCCTCGAACTCTTGTCTAAATGACATAGAGGACATTGACTTTGCAGCAGCAGCAATCTCATCTTCGGGGATAAACGGGTTATCAGTAGAGTTAAATTGCCAAGCATCCCAGTCATCATCCTCCATTGCATCAGTATATAGGTCATAAAAGTGATTCTTACCAGCTGGAGTACCGATAAACAACGCACCACCTCGTACATCCGCAAGCGTAGGTCGAATAATCTGTTCCCACACCACAGGTTTCATAGAAGCGTACTCATCTAATACAACATAGGCTAAACCAACACCACGTAAGGTATCAGGTCTATCAGAACCTTTCAAGAATATCCTCCGCCCATTTATTAAAGTTAATACAGCGGTATTCTCGTGAGCAGCAGCAATCAAATCTGCACCTAACTCTTTGAGCATAATCCACATAATGTCTTTAGCTTGTTGAAACGTAGGACCAATATAGAACACATCCTTAGAATCTGACTGAATAGCATTAATCAACAATAACCAAGCAGCTAATCTACTCTTACCGAATCTACGCCCAGCAGCAACGACCTTAAATCTCTTCTCAGAGTTGAATATCTCTAATTGAGCAGGGTGTAAATCAACATTTAATTCAGCCATATTATTTAATGAACAGTTGCTTGCTCATACTCTTTATATCTATGCACATAGTATTCCTCAACAAGTTCACTCATCGCCTCAATACATAAAGTACAGAAAAACACAGGTGTGTCATTAAACAAACCTTCCATGTGTTCCTCATATTCATCAATCTCGTCTTTACAAAGCGTACATACATCAAACTGTTTGTCCAACATCAATAATTACCTCATCTTCAGATTTAGTCTTAGGATTAATTAACTTCGCGGGGGGAACACCAGCTATTTGAGCTTTTATAGAGTCAGAAGCACCAACATTAATAATAACTTGTGATTGTTGTTTTGATTTATTAGAGTCAACAGCTTTATGTACGGGTAGGATTCTATCGATACACATCTTCAAACAATGCACATCACCTTCCATAGCCATATCAATTACTTTCTGAACGATTGCAGGTCCACGCTCACTCATAAGCTCACGAGACAAAGCTGTGTACTTACTAACACAACCTTTAGGTCTCCCAGCAGGGTTAGCAGATACACCTTTCTTCCAATTAGGGTTAGCCATTTAATTATCCAAGTATGGGTTAAACAAATTACATAATAACAGATATATATTCATTTAATTGTATATTAGCATTTGACAGTATAGTATCTATCAGCTAAAATCTTCCTTAACTCGTTAGCCAGGTACTTAGTAGCTATCATTTATATCTACAAGACTAACAAGTTACTGCAGATAGCTTTCGCTTGGTCAGCGAGGTCTTTTCAAATTACGTTTCTTGTGCTATGGGTGGAGTAACATTTAACTTCCCATCAGCAATGAGCCTCCCCCCCATCAACTATCTAATGGCTTACAGAATAAAGGCTTTTAAAGGGCTTGAATACTGTTATATAGTGTACTTTATTATTAATTGATAGTATGTATAGGGTAAATGATAAATAATTCAAGGGTAGTAGTTATTTGATGGTTAGTTACTACTTTATTTAATGCTTTATTTAGCCTTTCTGTAATACTTTATTTATCTATTAGTTACTACTTCAGTTATTGATTACCTTTGATAACTTCTAATCTCTTATACCTTTAAGCGGTTATCCATGCACTACTATAATCGTATTTGTTTACCTTTCTTTAGGCGTTAAAAAACCAGCGGTAAGGCTGGTTTAATAGTTTGTTATTGTTAGTGTTTACATTAAGCCGTTATGGTGTACTTCACTAAAGTGTGCGGTCTGTACTTCATGGTAATGTATTGCATCGCTTAAATCGTTTAATATTTCCTCTATCTCATTATCACCGAACCCACCGCAAGGGGCTTGTTGTTCGTTTAATTCCTCTTTATCTACTACCCAAAAATAAAATTTAGGGTAAAGGTTGTCAATCAATCTCACATCAACAAAGACTGTTAGTTCATCTCTAATTGGTTCGACTTGTTCGGTTGATACTAATTCAACGTATGCAACACAAAACGGCTTACTGTGTAACTTCATCAAGTATTTATCGTGTTCGTGTTTGTCAAAACTTGTCATTTCTAGTTTAATCTTTACATCATTTATAATTGTATTCATAATTTACCGCCTTTGTTTTGGTTTACGCACTAACAAGGTGTTAGCACTAAGTAGTATTATACCACAGATATATAAATATTATATACTTATAGTATAAGACATAAAAAAACACCCTTTCGAGTGCTTTAATATTGTTTTTCTTTATCTAGTGTTTACTTATCAAATTCTTTTTTTAGTTTGTCCGTTAAATGATAAGCACAATTCAGTAAATAATAATCCCCAACGGGTTCAGGTTCGTCTAAAGTTTCACCAAACATTTTTACTCTTTGATAATCTTCGTCTAACATTTCACCGATTAATTTGTGCATAAAATTAACAACGTCTGACTCTTTTAGTATTGTATTGTTTTTCATAATATCCTCTAGTAAAAATTACCATCTTCAGTGTATTGATACTGATTCACTTCAGCATGCTCAATAAAATACTCTAATGATTCTTGATATTCCATATCTTTAGTTATTAATTTTAATCCATCATTTAAAGCAATGTTAAATGCTTCTATAATATCGCCTTGATAGTTTTCATAAAATGAATACATTAAATCACTATCTAAATAATAACCTGTTGGCATTGATTCTTTATTTGGTAAATCTTTCTTTTTCATTCCTCTTATACATTCATTATTGATATTGGATTTTAAATATCCATTGCTATAAGTTGATAATTCATAGTCAGTCAAATCACAATTAAAGGCATTACAGAACGCCTTTACACTTTCAATACTTTCATTTAGCCATGAATATTCAAAATATTCACTTGAAATATAATCTTGATGGGCTTTTTCTTTTGCATTGTCTGATAATTCATTAACACAAAATAAATTAATTTTTATTGTTTGCATAATATCCCCGTTAGTTTAAATTAGTCAAAAGGTATTCACCGCTTTCAATCTTTTTGCGTGTGTCTGCTATATTCTCATTAAGGAAATCATTTCTATATTTTCCCGTTGTGCGTGAATAATCCCAATAGTATTCGTCAAGATATGTTTTTCCCTTTGCAATCTTTACGATAACACTGTCATACGATTGAAAATATAATGCTTTGATTCTGCCGTCTTTATAAGTGTCTTTTAAAATAAACTGATTAGCAACGGGGTTGCCTGAATTACTTGTCATTTGTCGTGCTTTCATAATATTACCTGTTTTGGTTGCATCAATTCACTGATTGATTAATTAAGCATTATACAGGTTTTTGAATAAGTAAAGAATTATTTTCTATTCTTTTTATATACTACCATCAACACCTAAACCATGGTAAAACATTAAAAAGTTTTGATTATATTGTAAAGGGACATTATAGGGACATTACAATATACAAGGTTCAAGCCTTTATCTATAAGGCTTAACGTCTATTGGAAAGGTCGAAAATAATTACAATAGATTTATGTAGGTTTATCAATGACTTGCAAGAATATCTATCTATCTAATATACTTATTTCACTATATACTTCAAACACACCTAATAATAGGGGTACAATGACCTCATATATCGCAATAACGCTATATATAAAACCGAAAAAATAGGGAGTTAATATGAAC